TACGGGGCTCAATACAAAATGTGGCATGAATGAGATGTAGGGTGAAGTACGTGAAACCGCCTGTACATCGGTGATTGGCGAATGCCGCGCACTATATTGGGGAAGAAAACAAAAAGTTCCGTTCCTTCCATTTTGCTTCCGTTGCTTCTATATTCATTCCGGTGGAGTGTGATGTAAATAGGGGAAATAATTAGAGACAGATTGAAAAGGTGAAGGAAAAGCTATATGCTACTTCTATTTTAGGCTTAAATAAAGGCTATACACTCCATTTAGACGGGGTATATAGCCTTTAATTAATTTAGATATAGAAATACATTACAGCGGCTAAAAATGCTATTTTCGCGCACTTCGAATAAGTACTCCTTGTTGTATGATCGCTTTTTTAGTAGCGAAGGAAACACCATCAGACAACCCCTTGTGACGTAGGGTTTCTTCCGTAATACCTATCTCTTCAGCAGTAAATTCAGAATAGATTGCTGATATAGAACCAAAAAATCGGCTTGTTTTTTTGAAAATAAGATGAACATGTATAACCTTAGTCTCTTTAGTCATGACCTTACTTTTAGATATTTATAATACTAAAACTTCCATATAGTTACTATATAGAAGTTTTTCTAATTGCAAATATACGAAATAAACAAAGAAAATAAGATGTATTTTTGTTTATTTCGTGATAAATACAGACTTATGGAAAAGATTTAATTTATTGTTAAAATAGCCTATACCCATGCCATCACCCTTTAAACACCCATTAGAAAATGAGAACAAAATGTGAATATCACCCATTAAACACCCATTAAAAAAGAAGTATTTTTATTGTTGAGTTTTACCCTATAATACTAGTATATGCATTGAGTTATACCCTATAATACAACTTTTAGGGATGTGAATATTTTAATAACATACTGAAATACATGTGTTTATAACAAAAAAATAATATTTGATATTAAGTTAACCTTTTCATAAGTAGGGACATTTGACTTTTCAAAGCATCCACATCGTCTTCTAAATGGTTTACTTTATCATAATATGTCGCGTTAATATTAGGCATCTTTGCACTTAAATACCATTCCACATATAGTATAGTATTAATCTCATCTTCCATCAAATTGAAGTTTGGGTAATTAGCTTTATCAACATTATCAGAGGTACAAACTATAAAACCATGTTCATGAAATCTGTTTTTTATGCGTTTCACGTAAGCACGTCCACTTCTGTCGCTTACCACATATACATGATTGTCTTTAATTTCATTCCATTCACTTCGATCCAATAATCTTAAGATGAGATATGAACAATCTAATAATGTCGGAGACATACTTTCTCCCCGTACTTTAACACAGAAATATTTTCTATTCCTATGTAGCATATTGTAAGGAAGCCTAATAGTTTCCACAACTTCTATAAAATCAGGATTTTCACATCCATAACCTGCAGCTACAGATATATCAACGATAGGGATTGACTCAAATTCCGACTCTATTGGAATGATTTTAGAAATTTTCGTTTGATTGTCATCACGCAGCATTGAGCCACATCCGGCAAGCAACCAATCCGTAGAGATATCGCTATAATATGAGAGAAATTTCAATAAGTTATCTTCAGACATTCCATTCGGTTGACTCAATACACCATTGGTTATGCCTGTGTTTTTATAACATTCATACTTTGTAATCCCTTTAAAATCTAAATATTGCAGAATCCTCTGCTTTAATACTGAAAAATCTCTCGTATTTTCTTTCATAATTGAAATATCTCTATTATATTTGCAGCGTGTTACAGATTAACAGCGCTCAAATGTATGAATAATAACTCAAAAATAAAAAGGTATGAAACAAATAATTGAATTAAGAGACACTGAAAAACGAAAGATGATTGCAGAAACATTTGGAATATCTCTCGCAAATCTTAGTCAAATACTCCGTTTCAAACGGAACGGAAAGAATGCAGAAGCAATTCGCAAAATGGCACAAGAAAATGGCGGTATTAAATATACCGAAGGTAATGAATCATCCAAAGTGAAGGTTTTAGATTCTCGCGGAAATGTCACAAGTATTATCAATCAATAATTTATCTGCGATATGAAAACTATTAGATTTATTCAAAACGTGATGGTAGGAGTTGGCATAGTCACTGCTATCGCATTAGTTGACCAGATAGAGGTTGAACCATCAAATATGTGGGCAGCTATTGTGATAACAATCCTTTCTGTAATCATTGTCATAGAACGAGAACTAAGATCGAATAACCAATAACAGAACGCAAGAATAGAACTTCCTTCAGGATAGCAACTATTAATTTGAATTTGCCATGTATTTCAATTGGTAATAGTAGAAAGATTGGGAAGTAGCTACAATTCCGGGGCAGTGCCGGAACTTGCACAAATAATAATATTAATATAATGGCTGAGATATTTAATAATCGGATTTGCGTGTTTGCGAATGAATTAATCATCTTCAATCCCAAAACGCAAGTTGGGAGTGAAGATGGGTTCATTCCTGAAGGAACATACTATTCGATGGCGAGGAACGGGCAACTTATCGTACTCCGTCGTGGTATTCCCGGATGTCCTGCCCTAGTAGATTTTGAAACCATGAGAAAGGACGTTAAAAAGGAGTACATTGTACGTAAGGGTGATCCTCGTGCGGAAATTGCTGCTAAAACACAGAAATCCATATTGGAAGATGCAATTGTCTACAGCAATGCCGCCTACGAGTTTTTCAGTGTGAAATATCGCTATGATGGTGACAAGAAACTTCCCCCCGCAAAGATTGACGAATATACCCTTAATGTGCGCATCATGAACGCGATCCTATCCCTTCGCGATGGTCGTAAAGCCAACTCAATAGGTGGCGGAAGTACACGGATTAACGTTTGGGAGAAACTTTGTAAATTGAGCAATGACCTGCTGACACTGAAAGACCCGAACGGACGTGATATTTTTCCTCATAACCTACCAAAGAACTGGAAGGCTTTGAAACGTAAATGCGAACAATATGAAGCGGCACGACGGATCAGCGAAGAAGAAGGCTATCGCAGTGTCATTCATAAATCGTATGGCAACAAATACGCGGCAGTCGTAATGAACGAGGATGCGAAGGCGGTGATGCATAAGTTAATCAGCATGCATAACAATCTGAATAATGTTCAAATCATGGAAGAATACAACAAAGTGGCTTCCCTGATGGATTGGAAACCGATTGACAGTCCTACCACCGTTGAGAACTGGAGACAAAAATTTGCTCTCACAACAATGGCGGGAAATAAGGGGGACAAAGCTCTGAAAAACACACGCATGAAACAGATACACCGTGAAGCCCCGACACAAGCACTTACTTACTGGACGCTGGACGGATGGGATGCGGAACTATTCTATCAGAAAAAGACTCCCAAAACGGTAAAGAAAAACGGTGAGGAAAAGAGATATATGTACACCACTTATACCAACCGGAAAACGATGGTAGTCGTACTTGATGCCTGTGAAAAATATCCGGTCGGATACGCCATTGGTGATCATGAGTCACCCGCGCTTATCCGTGAAGCATTACGAAACGCAATACAACATACCAAAGAGCTGTTTGGAGAACGCTATAAGCCTTTACAGCTACAAAGCGACAATTATCAAAAGAAGGTGATGGTTCCCTTCTATGAAGCCATGACCAAGTATTATACACCAGCCGCTTTGGGAAATGCAAAGTCCAAAATAGTAGAACCCTATTTCAAACGCCTGAATGTGGAATACTGCCAAAAACAGGCGAACTGGTCAGGCTTCGGTATTACTGCCGACAAGGATAACCAGCCTAATTTGGAAGTATTAAACCAGAACCACAAGTTCATCCCGGATGAATCCACCGTTATTGCACAATTAGAAGCTATTATAGCGCAGGAACGGGCAAAGAAGATAGATGCTTACCGCACTGCATGGGAACGCACCGAAGAAGCCCGTAAAATGCCTTTCGGGATTGAGGAATATCTGATGCTCATGGGGGAAACCACCGGACGCACGAATAAGATCACGGGTTCGGGGCTGTTTATCGAGTTCATGGGTGAACGAATCTGCTTCGACAGCTTCGACCTTTCCCTCCGCGACCATTACAACGAAGACTGGATAGTACGCTTTGACCCGGACGATATGAGTCAGGTGCTTGTATCGAACGCAAAACGCCTGAAGTCCGGTCGTGTAGACAAGGAGATTGGGACATTGCAATACGTACTGCAACGTGATATCAAAGTTCCGATGGCTTTGGCTGATCAGAAACCGGAACATTTTGAATACCGGACACGTGTCGACAGGTTCAACAATGAAATGGTGGAAACGGTAAAGGAGAAGGTGAAAGACGTAGACAGGCGAATCACCACCATTTGTCAGCGTATTCCTGAAATAGCTGCGGCAACAGTCCTTGACCGATACTTGATTACTGACAGTTTAGGGCAGCATAAGGATGTCCGGTCGAAAATGAGGGATGATGCCACGGACGCGGATTTCACGGAAGTGACTCAACATATCACCCGACAAAGTGTAGTAATGGCTTCCACCGGAACGGATGATGAAGATTACGATTACAACCCACTGGATATGAATTTTTCAAGATGATTTAAAAACAATTTAAAAGATATACAACATGGATAATCAAGCATTAAAAACGTACATAGAGAAGTTAATCAATCGCGGATCATCTGCAACGGAATTGGCGCGGAAGTGTGGAATATCGGACACCGCCATGTCCCAATTCAGAAGCGGCAAGTATGGAGCGAATGAAGACTCCATCGCAGAAAAGATTGCTTCCGGTCTTAATTATTACGAAAACGCCTGGAATGTAGTGGAAAGCGTCACCAGTTACCAGCAGGTACGCACCGCGTTCGTTGCCGCAAAAAAGAATCACAAATGGATGTGCATATCTTCACGCTCCGGCAGTGGAAAAACTCAATCCCTCATAGACCTTTATAACATGAGTGCTGATAATTCAGTCATATATCTGAAATGCAGGAAGTGGACAGCCCGTAAATTCCTGACCAAGTTAGCTACATGTATGGGAGAAACAGTAACGCGCTATATGGATAACGATGACTTGATGGACTTAATTGTTTCACACATTAACCGTATGGCTGGAAAATCCCCTTTGTTAATACTTGATGATGCCGGAAAACTGGCGCACAGTGCTCTCTGTACGCTTATACCTCTATATGATGACACTTTACACCGTATGGGGGCTATCGTAGCCGGGACAGAGACGCTGGAACGTAATATCAAGCGTTATGTTGGTCGTATAGAAGGATATGACGAAATCGACGGTAGATTTTGCCGGAACTATATCACGTTGCTAGGAGCTACAAAGAAAGATGTCAAAGCCATTTGCGCGGCAAACGGGATCAATGATACAGAGGAACAGGAAACCATTTGGGGCAAGTTGAACAAAGAGAAAAAAGAGCCTGTAGCGGGAAAATTTGTTTGGTTTACCGATGATTTGCGCGAACTGTCCGGCATGATCGAAGACCGTATAATCAAACAACAAATCGAGCGTGGAGAACTGGCATGAAAGTTTGGAGTCAAAAGAACCTAGAAGACATCCGACATGAATATATTGATTTTGACGGTGAATGGTATCTGGCATTCGGTCGTCCGGAAAAGTCCGGTTGCTGGATCATTTACGGAAAGTCGGGACAAGGAAAAAGTTCTTTCGCTCTACAACTGGCACGCAAATTTGATGAAATGGGGCTTCGGGTTCTTTATTTAACACTGGAAATGGGTGCGTGCGACGACTTTGTGAATTCTGTTCTTAGTGTCGGCATTCATAGTAAAACAAATAATATAATCTATTCGGATGAAGCCACCATTACAGAATTGGACGAATACTTGTCAAAGCAACGTAGCCCGGACGTGATAATGATAGATTCCATACAATACTTCGAGCAGCAAGGGGGAGCGAAAGCCCCCGAAATAATCCGCCTACGCAAGAAGTATCCGCGAAAGATATTTGTCTTTATCTCGCATGTGGACGGGCGCGAGGTGGAAGGAAAAACCGCCTATGACGTGAAACGTGACAGCTTTAAAAGAATCTACGTGGAACATTTCAAAGCAACATTTATCGGACGTGGCAAAGGAGGTTCACGCGGATATTACATAGTATGGGCGGAAGGGTATCAAAAACATTGGATTGAAAATATTAAAAGCGATAATGATGGAACAGAAGACGAAGAAACCTATCAGTAAAAGCCTTATCAAACGCCTGCATATCATATACAGCGCACAAGGCATTGATGACGAACAAAAGCGGGCTATCCTGCTAGACCTAACGGACGGACGGACAAATACCACAAAAGAGTTGACATACAGCGAAGCAATGTATCTCTGCGGCTATTTGAACGGTGCGAAAAAAGAAAACCGGGATTTGACTATCACCGAACGGGAAATAAGGAGACGCAGGTCGGCTGTCCTGAAGAGAGTGCAGCGGATCGGAATCGACACAACGGACTGGGGAGCGGTAAATGCGTTTTTCCTTGATGTCCGGATAGCTGGAAAGAAGTTTCGCGAACTGGACGGGGAAGAACTTCTCCTGTTGATACCGAAACTGGAGTCAATATTAAAAAAGAAAGAAGATGGCGGATATTAGTGCGGAACAACACCGGATTAACCGGATTAATGAATTACTGGATCGGCTTGACAAGATTCCCGGTGAACTGGATGCCATACACGAGAAATTGTATGCCGGAAATATGGATCGCAATACATTTGCGAAGTTGGTAGACCAAAGGTCATCGCTTTATATTGAAGCGGAAAACAAGGAACGGGAACTGAAAGAAGTATATAAAATCAAATTGTAATTAATCATTTAAAAGTTAATAGTATGGATATTAGTAAATTGTCAAAAGAAGAAAAGGCGGAACTGTTGCGTAAACTGAAAGAGGAAGAAAAAACAGAGTCCATCCAGCGGAAAGAAACCTACGAAGCATTGAGGCATCAATTCATGTTCGATGTGGAAAGTAAACTCATGCCAGTAGTGAATGACGTTCAGGGCTTTTATGATTGGATTGTAGGTGAAAGCAAAGCTTTCCGTAACGTGATGCGGGAATACGGTCAGCTCCGTATGCGTCAGGGTGAAGAGACCGCCACCTTTTCAGTAGTAGATGGGAATTTCAAACTGGAGGTAAAAAGCAATAAAGTGAAAAGTTTTGATGAACGTGCCGATCTCGCTGCCGAAAGGCTGATTGACTACCTGAAGAATTATATAGCCCATTCGGAAAAAGGAGTCGATGATCCGATGTATCAAATGGCGATGACGCTTCTCGAACGTAACCGTCAGGGAGATTTGGACTATAAGTCTATCAGCAAATTATATGAATTGGAGTCACGTTTTGATGAAGAATATGCGGCTATCATGCAGTTGTTCAAAGAAAGCAATGTCGTGTATAAAACTGCAACTAATTACTATTTCCATAAGCGTGACGAGAACGGAGTATGGCGTCGTATTGAACCTTCATTCTGTAGATTATGATTATAGCAGTTGACTTTGACG